GTCGCTTCGCTCGCCGCTTGCCGCCGCGAAGTCAATGGATTCAATTTGAAAAGCCCAAGCGCGTTTAATGGGCTTGTGATGAACAACGATGCAAATAGACGAAACGGCCCAATCGTGGGCAGTTCGGCAGCTTGGGGGCCGTTTAGTCAGTTGCAGGGACATTGTTAAAGCCTTAGAATTAGTTATCCATTTAAGGACATTCCCGAAAAGGGAACATTCGCATAGTACCCTAGAAAGAAACGGTCATGCAAACTAAACCCGAGTATTTAGATCAACTATTAGACAAAGCCAGTGCAGCCGCTGGCAGTGACTACAAATTGGCTCAAATGTTGGAGGTCAACAGATCCGCCGTTAGTGACTGGAGGCACAGCCGCAAGACTTGCCCAGTGGCAGACGTTGCACTGATGGCAGAAATTGCAGGGTTAAAACCAGAGGAATGGATTGCCCGAGCAGTCGTAAAACAATACGAAGGGTCAGCCAAAGGTGACAAACTTTATAGGGCGTTGGGAAAGTTTTTAGCAGCGACTGCGTGGTGATCGGTTCAAATGGAGCAAACGCACACCTGATTTTTTCGCCTGAATCAACCGCACAAGGGCTGGTCTACTTTATACGATGTATAGTATTGTTAAGTTACAAACACTTTAACTACAGATTATTAAAGTTAAGAACTTATACCCGAAGATCATTAATTTTAGAAAACATAAAAGGCCCATAAAAAGGGTCTTTTTTTTCGCCTGTTATTTTTGTAAGTGATGCAGCAGTAAGGGCAGGGCGATCCCTTCGGGCCGGGCTCTATTCTGCGAACTGAACCAATCCGCAAAACGCCCGATTGTTTCAGCCCTACGGGTTTCGATCCCTATCGCGGGGCCTTGTCTCTTTCGCCGCTTGCATACTGTTTTTCCTACGTCCTGCGCTATCCCTTCGAGAGTCTGCCTGTCTGACCGTTACGCAGTCTAGGTTTACGCAGGCTTCAACCTGGACAGCTTCACTATTTCGGCTGCGCGGGGTATCCATAAATCTTTTTTGATGGTGCTTCGCACTAGTCGATTTACAAACCCTCCCCGCACATCCGAAATTCAGCCAGGCCGCCACTCTACGGGCGCAGTACGAAGGAAAAACGGTAACAGTAAGCAACCGGCAAAAGCGACAAGTCCAACCCAAAAAGGGGAGGGCGAGAAACGAGGAATCCGGTTTACCAAAGGCAGAAAAGCATGATTGCAAAAAACTACATCAAGTATCCAGAAGCATTGCGCTTTCAGTGCGAAATGTTTTCGAACGGCTATCACAACTCGCCCCGGATCATGCGCCTGATGGAAGTGATTTTCGAGTGGTCTGCAACTGTCCCGGACTGGGTGAAAGAAGCCAAGACCCGCGCCCGGAATTTAGTAAAGGCTTGGAAAAGCCGCATGGTGGAGATGTTCGAAATGTTGAAAACGAAGGCCAAGAAGATCGACCCGCGCCAACTGGATTTGATGCTATTTCCAGAGCCAGAAGCTAAGGAATATTGGAGCGATGTTGCACCAGTGGCAAAGCCCATTTTTATCAAAACACAACCGGAAGGATTTACGCCAACACTACACGCAAAAACGCCGTTTTCCTGTTACATGAAGGCCAGCGGAGCCTATAGGAACTATTGCCGCAACCATAAACCGTTTGCCGGGTTTACAAAATCTTTTGAATACGCCGAATAAGGAATACCAATGAACCAAGAACCAATTTATGCTTTTGTGGTTATCAACTGCAATGGCTTCATTTTTGGGGTGTACTACAACGCACAGAACGCGATAGACGCCAGCCGGACAGCCACAGAGGAATACAAAATACCATTTCGGGTTTCGCAGGAAAGAATTTTAGGATATTGAAAAAGGCCCCAAGGGGCCTTTTTTAATGTCAGTTAGATGCGATTTGCGAGCGCCTGTTAGCCGCCAATGCTTCTAAGTCAGAAGAACGAGAGACAGCAACAGAGGGCGCAGAAGGAGCAGGAGCAGGAACCGCCGTAGCTTGCCCCGGATTGCCTTCGAGTGGCTTAGATTTTGAAACAACGTCAGATTGTTGCGGTTGTTGCCAGTCCATGAAGAAACCACCCTTGACGATCTGTTGACACATGGCCAGAGGCACCGGAAGCCCCGTACCCTGTTGCGTGTAGCACTCGCAACGCTTGCCCATGTTGATGCACGCCGCAGGATAAGGCGCAGTGGTTGGTTTAGTTACCTCATCATATCGGGAGGCTGTATAAGCAAGACCCTCGACACGCGGGGCAAAGGTTGCCACGTAATCGGCTGGAGTCTGCTCAGTCACCCCAGTGCGCCCCGTTTCAGTTACACCCGCCGCAGCCGTTGCACCTGGAGCGACTGGGTGCGCTTTCGACGTAACCTTTTGAAACGCAAAGTAGAACAATGCCGGAATCAACAACGCCAGGACAACCAAAACATAAACCTGTTTAGGGATTTTCTTTTTGCCGGTATGGAGCGACGAAGATTTATACCAAGGGTAAACCTCTTTAGGAAATGGCCGCATCTTGACCTGGGCAGACGCACCCGCCGAAGGCTTTTCGCAATTGGTATTTGCAACGCTGAACTTTAATTCACTGACCATATCAGCGCCAAAAGTACGCTTCATGTGACGGTGCCAGCTTGGATTTTCGATCAAGCGCCGGATGTTGATATGCAGCAGAGTCGGATGCGGGGTAATCATCCAGAAATCGAAACCACGCTTGCGCCTGAACTGCGCCACCGCATTTATGTAGTCTGGAATCTCACCCTGAATTTTTGCGGGAAATTCGTTCTGACATTCATCGAAAACGCAGATAGACCCATCGGGCAAATCTTGCCATTTCTTTGGATCAAACGGCAACCATCCAAAATCAATAATGGGTTGCAACGGCTCAAAGCCATGGTAATAAACCGGGCGATTTTCTTTCAGTTGCTGCGCACGAACATCGGCAAGAGTAAAAAGGGTTTTACCTGCTCCATTTCCGCCAGATGTGAGATAGATCATTTAGTAATCCACTTTTTCACACTGTCACCCTGTAAGCCCTGGACAACCAGCCGCGCCAACATTGCGGAAAAAATGATACTGATGCAGGTGCCGACTTTCAACACCGAGAGCATCCCGACCACTTCCGGCCCAAGACCCAAAGCCGCCGAAACCGCTGACGACTTTAGCCAGGTGAGTGACGCAGACAAACCGGAATACGTGATAACGGCAGCACCCAACGACACCAACACACGCCCCACCAACGAGCCAACAATTTGCAACAAACCCGAAAGGAGGGCACCTACTAACCATGGCATGTTTTAACCCCTTACAACAATACGACCGGCGAGAAGAAACGAAACCAACATAAGGGCGTTACCGAGCAAGGCCAACGAGCCACAGACCGCCGAAAATGGCAGAGTGACAGCCTGCCCCGCAATAGTCACCACCTTGTCAGCAATGCAGCCAGAACCGCCGCCGATTGCATCCGTAGAATCAAAACTACCCGCGCCAATAGTTACCGTTTGATTGCCAGCAAGGTTGCCCGTTTGACTTCCCGTTAATAACTTCGCCGCGATGTAGTCCGCATCAGATTCATCAGCGTCAGGACTCAGAGCACACGCTGTTTTTTTGGCTTGGGCAGCAATGGCGCATTGAATGGCATCACCTTCGCAAGCATCAGGCGCACCACACGCACCACCAGTAAACGACGACTCGATGCACATAGCCGAACGCGGATTTTTTTCGCAGAAATCATCCTTAGGTTCGGACTCTGTATGGACCGACACGGACGAGGTACCGGGAACACCGCCAACGGTTGGTTGGGTGGTCGTCGTCGTCGTGGTGGTGGTGCACTTCGACCCGGTGCAACTGGTGGACTTTTCCGTGCCGACGTTAGGCTTAGGCACGCCGTCGGTGCTTTCCTCTGATTTCCCGCCCGTGTTAGTCACGGTAGTGCCTGACGCACCCGGCTTTACACAGATAGAGTACCCATTAACTGTCCCCGGCACAGTGCCGGGCTTACATGTACCCTCCGGCGGAGCCCCATCCTCACCGGGTGGGTAAGGCGATGGCGTAGGAGTCCCAGTAGTCGCACCCGTTGAGGACGGGGTACACACAGAGCCAGTACCAGCAAAGTCACCCATCGTGCGAGTATCAAACCACGGGGCCGAGGCGCTGGCACGGGAGGATGAATCAGCGGGACCCACGTCCGCCTTGAGTGCAAAACCACAACCGGAAGAACACAATTCCTTGCCGCGCTCAATTTGAAACTCACCAAATATCATTTGAGTCTGACCCGCAGCCCAAGAACAGGGGGACGGGGGAGCGGTACACGCGGATCCGGTATCAACAGCGGGCGCGGTACAGGTACAAGTAGACCCACTAAGAGAGCCACCAGAGGGACAGGACAACACGACAGCAGAAACACGGGAATTTTGACCAGCATCATAAAGTTTGCTCCAGCCATAAAGCGAGCTGTACACGACGCAATTAGTTGCAGCCACCTGCACACCAATGGGCTGATGACTGGCGGGAAGCGTAGTAACGGAAGCTCGGGAAAGCTCGCAAGCGGCGGCCCAAGAGGCAACAAACCCGGTTGCAGTTAATGCCGAATTGCTATACGTGCGCGTGGAATACTCAGTACTGCCCCCGGTACTGACAGCCGGATACGCATAAGACGACGCAGGGAGCCACGACGAGAGCAGCGCCAAGGCCAACAAAACTATGCGGTGAAGATTAGCCACGCCGCCCCCAAGATCGCAACCATAAGCCAAAGGCCCATACCGGCAGTTGTCATTTTTGAACCTTTGCGAAGTCCCCGAACTGGGGATTTTGAAAAGGCCCCGAGGCTGTAAACCCCGGAGCAATTTGCCGATTAAGACAAGGCAGCACGAACCCATTTAAAGGCTTTAACGGCAACCATGATGGCCAGCACACCGCCACCGATCAAAGCGATAGGCGCAGCTTGCGCAGCAATTTCAGTCACGGTGCTGGTCACGTCGATTGCAGCAGCTTGCGAAGCCAAAGAAGTACCCAGAACCAAAACCGACAAGAGAACTTTTTTCATTTGAAAACTTTCAATTGATGTCCCGAAATATTCGGATTGCATCCCTATGCCCCCGCAGCGCAGAGGCATAAAAGGCAATCATTGGAAATCGTGAGATTTGCGAATTTCTTTCATGTTCATTTCGTGCATTTCTTCGGGTGTGGCCCGATCGGATTCATCCAGCGCGACATACTTCGCCATACCATTAACCATGATCGTGTGCACGTGTTGTCCTGGCTGAACGTCAATGCCATAAATTGCCGAATCGTTTCGCGCCTGGACTGCCTTCGCTTCGGCATCCGATTGCCCATAAATAGCCCGATCATTTGCCGCCTGTTTAGCCGCTGCACTTTCATCCGACTGGACAGGCTGAACGAAAGACGGAACACCCGCACCACCGGCAGACCCTTCGCCATGGTTTGCGAAAAAATGTTTTCGCTGTTGATCGCTTTTAAAACCAGACATTTATTCTTCCCCTGTTACTTGATCCGAACGCATAGCCCGGACAATCATCCGAACCCCAAAACCCAAGGCCCACACCGCCAAAATTGCCGAACTGATCGCGCCGGATTCGGCCAACGTCATTTGAAAAGGTGAGGACGTGTATTGACTCAATTCAGCGGGCGTTAAAACAACGTATTGCACCGCCGTACACGTTGCACCTTCGGCCCCGACTGTTAGCCCCGCATAAGTGCCGCGCGTCGTGCCAGCGCCGGTAAAAGCATAAATCGTGGTTGGTGTAGCGCAGCGCATGATTTAGTGAGCCGGGTAATCGTCTTTTGTGCCAAGGCGATCCAGATCAATAACAATGGCTTGATCTTCGAATTCGCAATGATCCTCAAACAGTTGAGCAGCGCGCTCCATGTCAGACACCACACCGCCGCCCGCCTCCCGCAGTGAGTTAACCCAAATGGGTTCACCACCATCCGGCGAAGCAGTCAAAAAATGCCCCGTGTTCATGGATTGAATAAGCAAGCGGGCCATGTTTTCTTTACACCGTTGCCGCTGGAGACTTAACAGAAACACCATTGGGTTTGATGCCAAGCAGCACCAATTTTGTGGAGTTATCCGAACCGGCCACCATGTCAAATTCGCATTCAACAGGCAGACCCGTTGCAGGCCACGACTTCGACAGATGCGCCCACTTTTCGAACTCGGAAGCATCACCAAATTTGAACGGGCGAGTTACCGCACCGATTGAACGACCCGCGCCGTTTTCGGCCACGTCCACGATGCAATGGAAGGTAGTCGAAGAAAATGCTTTTCCTTCAAAATCGCCCTTCGATTCTTTGATACCGGTACAGATTGCAAGTGTTTTAAATTTCATGATTTTTTCCTATGCCCTGATGACAGTTAACCGAACGCGGGCGCGTGTTCGACTGTTGAAAATGAACCCATCACACCTGAGAAAGCCGCGCCTAGTTCTTTTGGCGTGAACTTCCGCAGGCGTCCTGGCAGTAATTTTGTTTCCCAGTTGACCAACTCCAAAAACTCAGACTCAGGCAGGAAGCGAAACGCCGTTGCAATGGTTTGTGATGCCGTAGTGACTGCCCACCGAATATTGCGAGTCACTTCGGCAAGAACCGTTTCCACCGGCAAACGCTTGTCCTGGGGACACGCCTGAGCTGAAAATTCCGCACCCGTTTGATTGAGCATTTCGTGATGCCAATCAGAAGCCCCGGCAAAGAAGTCCGCAGGACGCCGCAAAATGTCAGATTCAATGACCCGTAATTTGTTGCCATAGCGCAGTTCAACGCGCACCCATGGAGAATTAGCAACAGCCCCGAAAAGTTGATCCCCTTTTTCATAAATGTTCGTCTGCTTTCCTGCACCTTTGGAACCGATATACAAAGACCGCTCACAGCCGTTGAACCAGTCGCCAACAATGGCCGCTTTTGGGCGCTTACCCTGAACATCAAAAACGCCGTTTTTGTAATCCGCTTCTAACGACTCCATACCGCCCGTTAGACCTTCAAACAGATCAAGAGCCAAATCCGCTCGGGTGATTTTTGCGTGGTGTGAATCGACCAAATCCGCAAGGCGCAGATGCCAGCCCGCAGCCGCAAAAGTGCAGGCGTGGCCGTACAAATTTGCATGGATCGTTTGCCCTTGTGAACTCTCCCGTGGAGAGTTACCGGAAGCCAAATAACCAACCCATCCACATTCCGCGCCTTGACGCTCGATTGACCAGCGGAAGCGGTAAAAATCGTGTCCTTTTCGGACTTCTGGGGACACCGTGAAACCTTCGCCCAAAACTGCACAAATTTCGGTTGCCAAGTCCAGCGCCTGGGCGCTTGGCACAAAGTCATAATCTGGAATATCACGCAGAATTTTTTGCATTTGCGCCTGGCGGTAGTCCTTGTCCCAAACCGAAACCGAAGCAGGGAACAGACGTTCAATTGATGGCGCTGGAGCGTTGCGGAGAAGGCAAGTAAAACGAACCCAATCAACATGAACAGGCGTTTTATGGGCAGTGCGTTCAGCCAGCAAACGCAGCTTGACCGTTTCCCCATCTAATACCAGATCGTTTGCTTTTGTCATATCGCCGCCTGGGTGGAAGTGATGTACTCCCCGTGATTACCATCGGGGTTGCTCGAAGGCTTCGCGGCGGCAGCGGCGGCGGCTTCGCTTCGCTCGCTGCTTGCCGCCGCGAAGTCAATG